TAGCACTTTCTCTACTTGCATCTAGGCTTCCTGTGAAAGTTTTAACACTTTCATTAAGTCCAAAAGTATCCGGCATGATTCAAAATGATATCCTATTTAAATTAAGTTGCTTGTGTTTGAGATGTTAGGATGCCGTTAGTAAATGTCATACTACCATTAGTACCGAGTGTAGTTAACTTAGCTGTATTAATAGTAACAGATAAACCTGATGGAGTACCTGTTACATTTGAATAAGGTATTGTTGAACCTGTAATTGCTACACCATTAATAGTACCACCGGTGATAGAAACACTAGAAGAGTTTTCTACAGCCATAGAACCTAAACCTAAATTAGTTCTAGCTCCATTAGCTGTACTAGCTCCAGTACCTCCCTGTACTATTGACCATACAGTATTCCCTACTTGAGCTTGTTGAATATAAGTTCCAAGATTGCGAAACCACTCACGCCATCTTGTGTTCTCTTCAATCTTATCTTGTGGAATTGGAGGTAATAAGTTTGCCATTTAACACCATTCTAAGTCTGGGCAATACCCGTAGCTATGTAACTCTGGTAATTGTTTTTCTAAACGACAACCAATATCCGTACGATACATAATGCTATTAGGTATTTCTATTTTGTTTTTAATTGTTTTGTATGCACGATCTCTAGCATGTTCTACAGTAGCACCTACTCCAGATACAGTACACACATAATCACCGGCAGTAACATACATAGGTACATTAAGTTTAACTTCACCGTTTACCATACAAGGACCTTTACCCATCTGTACGTCAGAAAAATGAATGTTCTTAATAGCATCTTCTTCTGTTACACCCCACAAAGGATAACCTGAGTTTTCCTTTTTAGTAACATGACCATATGGGTAGTCTGGAATAGCAATAACAACACCTACTGCTACTTGAGAACTTACTTTAAGTGTATCAGTTCCATTAAGAGAATCCAACATCCATTGTGCTGGGTCTCCTTTATGAAGAGCTTGTTGGATCTGAAACAAAGGCCAGCCTGGTCTCATTGTAAACTCGAGAGGCCAAGGTGTTCCGTCATCGCCAATAATGCAATTGACGTCTACGTATCCTGAGTATCCTAAACCATGTAAGTAATCCTCTAGAGGTTTTAATACTCTATCGGCAAGCAATGAATCTTCTGTGTAGCGTACAACAGTACCTTGTTCGCCAGTGGCTACTCCAAGATCATCATTCATTAACTTTTTAAACTCAAAACTCTCGCACCAATGTTTCGAGAATCCTCCAAGACCAAACCAACCACCTACACCAAACTCAATTCCTTTATGAAACTCTTGTAGAATAAAGTCGCCTTTATATGCGTTACTCTTCTTCCACTTCTGTAACATAAAAATCATATCAGCTGCTGTCTTAGAAACATAAGACATAGATTTAAGACCATCACCAATAGGTTTAGATACATAACGTTTTGGGTTTTCCATTACGTATGCAATAGCCTCATCATAGCTACAGAATCGTTTGCTAGGAATAATCTTAATTCCAGCCTTCTCCATAACTTTAGATCCATGATCTCTGTCAAGTTCCCATTTAGCTGTATCAAGAGACGGGCCAAAGATTGGATAACCTTTGTCCCTATACTTTTCTAATCCGTGAATATAAAAAGTATTATCAGTACAGAAAACTAGGTCAGCCCAGTTTATATACTTCTCCCAATCTGATACACGATCAATGATACCATCACCAGATTCATTACGAGAACCATCTTTATGGTGTCTAATAAAGGTCTTCACTTGATGACCAGCAACTTGGCACCGCAATGCAAAGTCTAAACACCCACAACTACTAGCATCAATGATTAATATTTTCATTCGTCTTCCAAAAGAGTGGCCCCTTTAGGCCCAGTTGATTCGTCTACTATTCTAATACCAAATTTCTTTGCTAACTTTTTCTTTTGATTCTCAAAGGCACGTTCCCAGTTCTTAAGGACACCTGGACCCGCAAAGTCACCTGTAGAAGTACCAGTCACAGGAACCCCTGCAAAGCCTGCTATGCCCTCGGTAATTCCTTTGGACCCTGAGCCTGCAGTGAAAGGCATTGCGCCCTTAGCGACCGTTTTAGCACCCTCTACAAAGCCTTGATCACGGGTTTCATATGCCATCCTAGGCCAGAAACCTAATTTGTTCTTAAAAGTCTTAGCAAAATCACTTATCCAATGATAAGATTCGCTAGGATGTTTAAGGGGATGCCATGCACGACCATCTCCGGATTCAATAGAAAAGATATCTTTATTTTCCCAGATAGGTTTACCAGATAAAGATATGTTTAAAGCATTAAGAACGGTAAATAACCCAACAGCCATACGCATTTGATATTGTCTTGCATAATCAACTGCAGTTAATGGTTTAGTAATGCCAGCTAAGCCTTTTGATATGTCCCATTGAGCCATCTTTAAAGGATTTGGTATTGCTCTAGCAAAGACACGTAGAGTAGACAGCGTCCAGTCAGGTGCAAACTCAAGAATTTGAAGGTACTTACGACCCTCAGGACTAAACAAATTCATCTTTAACTTCTCAAGGAACTTATTTGTATCACGAGCTGCATCAAACCAATTAATACCACCATACACGTCATTAATATGCTTAGCAATCTCATCTCTAAGAAACTTTTCAGGTACTCTAGGATGATTAATCTTAGCTTGTTCAAGCTTTTGATCTGCATCTAATAGCTTACTACCATCATGAACTATGTCCCAAGTAAACCTGTCAAGAAACTCTTGAGGTTTGCCTACTAATTTAACTGTCTTAGCTAGATAGTCACCTTCAAAACCAGTAGTTCTCTTAAGAAAAGAGTCTGCTGATTCAGCAAGATGACCTACAATACCTAAACCAGCATCAGCTTCACCACCAAGGCTCAACTTACTATTCTGCCATGCCTCTAAACGACCACTAGAGTATGCCTCATCATAAGCTTTTCTTAGGTTTTCAAATTGTTTAATTGGATTATAGGTATCACCTACTTTAAAACCACTACCAATCCACCGACCAACAGTCAGGGTTGTTGCATGGAATAAAGATAAGCCTACGTTAATACGTTTAATAACATTAGATGTAGCACTAAGACCTCGCATTATCATGCCCATTTCACGAGCATCTATAACATGTTTTAAAGGATCTCTAATATCTGGGTGTACCCAGTAGCCTTCATACATACCACCCTTCATTTCTACAAAACCAAAAGGTATACGACCAGTTGCATCTCGTTTCATAAAGACAGGATTACCGTCTAGTGTAGTATGCTTCTCTAGTTTAGAGATTAAATCTTTGTTAAGCATGGCTTTAAACATTGTATCGCCATATGCTTCAGTAATTTCAGCAAGGTTTTTAGTTTTAAACCTAAGACCATACTCTTCCATTACCTGTTCTAATGTAACAAAATCATCAATCAAACGAGACTTACCATATTTACCTTTAGTAGGTAAACCAGCAGCTATCTTTTGTTCTAATGAAGCAAAGAACTTATCCATTACAGTAGGATCTTTACCAGTCATGTCAATCATACGAGTAGCATAATCGTTTAACATGCCTTTAATAATACCAGCATCTAAAAACTTCTGACCCCATACACGCATCTGTGTATCATATAATACAGCAGCTGCTTTAAGATTGTCAGGTAACTGGTCAACAGTCTTACGTTGAATAGCTTCCCAGACTCTTTCTAGTTCACCCTTACGTGGAGCTAGTTGACGAAGGCCTTTAGCTACTTGCATAAAGGTAGCTCTAGCATTATCTAAATTAGATATATGAACACCAATGTCATCCTTAAGCATCTCATCCCAAGATTTAAAATCAGGACGATCACCATATACAGGATCAAGACCAGCTTCTTCAAAGTATCTTTGACGAGCTGCTTCAATGTCTTTCTTGTGTTTCTTTAAATAAGCACCAAGGGCCTCTTCACTAATGGCTTGTTTGCCTTCAGGTTTAGACCATTTAGCATCAGCAAGATCGTCTTTAGCACGGTCTAATGCCTTACTAGGATCTTCAGAAACTGGTTTCTTTTCAGATACCTTAGCTTCAAAATCAGCAAGAGCTTGTTTACGAACTGTATCTTCAAAATCAAAAGTTAATTGTTTACCAAGAGCAACCTCATTAGTAAACTGTTCGTAAGCAGCTTTACTAGTGTCAGCTCCAGGAGCAGACATCTCTTTAAATTTATCGTAAGAATAATCACCATGAGCTTTTTCATGGTCAAGTACAAACTGTGCATACTCGTGTGGAGTACTAAACGCATCCTCAGGTAAAGGTTCAACACCCTCATACTGTGGTTTTGTCCAAGCCTTACGTTCAAAGTCTTTATGTAATTGATCCATATTAATAAGGATCTCAGACCGACCGTCAGGGTATCTACGATGTGTTGCAGCTACAGGCTCACCATTAGGTTGTAACTTAAGATTGTCTTTACCAGCTTCATAAATAGGTCCTTCAACTACAGGAACTTTCTTTTCACCGATTTTAACTTCTTTAGGAATATCAACCTTAGGTTCAATAATCTCACCAGTTGCTTTGTCAACAACACGAGACACACCTTTAGAATCTGTCACAACAATGTGATCAGCTTTAGTAGCATTAACACCAGACTCAAACTTAAACTCAGATTGTTTTTCACGAACCTGATTAGTTTCAGTATCACGAGTGTTTACTTTAGATTTAGCTTCTTGATTAGCAGCTTCACGTTCAGCTTTAATCTTTTGAAACTTTTCAAACTCACGATCAGTTTTTAATTTGTTTGCTTCATACTGAACCTGTTGTTCTTTAGTAGGATCAATAAACTTATCAATAGCCTCAGGCAAGCCAGTCTTAGCGGCTAACTTACCAGCTGAGTGTAACAAAGCTACTTGAAAAGCTGTTGTTAATAAGTTAGCATCATTTTCAGAAATACGACCACCAGATA